TTTTTGTTATTTGTTACGTACTTTTATTTTGAGCCCACTTCCGTGATCAGAATCTAAAGCAACAACTTTAAAACCAGCTGTAGGTGTTAGCTGCGGTGTCGATCTCATATCCATCTGGATATTCTTTGACTCCTTTGCTACGCTATCTACTGCTGCGGCCATGCCCTGCTCATAAAAGTGCTTGGCAAAACCGTCTGGGTTCATTGCTACTGCGATAGCTCTGTGGTATGCAGCTGGGTCTTTAATGAATCCTTTCTCATCTAAGAAAGAACCAATAAACTTGCTTACGTCAGACTGAGCCTTCTTCAGTTGTTCTGGACTGCCAGGTTTAAACGCGATTGCTTTATCGTCGAACTTAAATTCAAAACCTTTGAACTGTTCGCTGAAAAGCTCATCCGTCTTCTTAGCAAAGAACTCTGAGCGCTCTAACTGAGCCTTCTGCATTTCCTCGGATTCTTGAGCATATCTTTTAAAGTCCTCGTACATACTTTTCTCTTCGTCAGAAACTAAGCCACCCCTTGACTCAAGAGGCGCCTTGTATTGTTCCTTCAGCTTGTTGAAGTAGTCCTTGGCCTTTGCAAGATCTTTTTTCATAGCTAGCTTTTTCTTCTTAACTTCCTTTGGGTCGTCAAGATCTTCATCAAAGTCGTACCTAGTTTCGATTTCGTACTTTACGTCTTCATCGTCATACTCTGGGTTCTCCTGTTTGATAAATTCAGCTAGCAGTTGATTTGCAGGAACGTCATCGTAGTTTTTATTCAACTGAATAAAGTCTTCGATTCCTCGTCCGGTCTCTTTCTTGTATTTCAAGAATGCAGACACGTCTTCTGGCAGTTCCTCCGCCTCTTTTCTCGCTTCGAACAAATCATCAACAGAGTTGATTTCTTTGTTGTACCGATTCTTTAAATATGTAAGAACGTCTGTATCTTCTAGCTCTTTGACTTGCGTCTCAGTGCTTTCGATCTTTTCTGTTGTACCATCAGGTGCCACAATTGTGGTTTCTACTGGTACCTCTTCTGACGATAAGCCGTGCTTTTCGTCATGTTCTTTCAGAAGTTGCTCCTCGATTTCTTGAACAGACTTCTGTTCTTCGAAGGCTACTTCCTTTACTTTAAATTCATTTTCCATATAAGATTAGATTTTACGTCACAAATTTACGAATAAATGTGACACTGTATTTTGCTTATTATCTTGGCTCAAATGATGCCAAGTCAAAGCCGTCAAGTGTGTCCTCATTTGATTCGAAATCAACTGGTGGCAAGTTGTTTTTTCTTTGCTCGATTAATTTCGACTGCTGTGTATTCTGGAGAGAAACTCGTTTATCTTTAGCCTCTTCCTTCATCTTTTCTTTGTCGTTAATCAACTGTGCATCAACACCTTTCAGCTGCATGTTCATCTGGAACTCTTGCTGCATCAGTTGCAATTTAATCTGAGCTTCTTGCTGCATTGTTTGTACGGAGAACATTGACTCAGCTTCTTTGATCTTGATCTTGGAGTCTGTCTCCGCTTGGATCTGTGCCATCTTAGCCTCTGCTGCTGCCTGTGTTGCTGCGATGTTTGACTGAGATTGGAACTGAGACATCATCTGCTGTTTCTCCATGTCCTTCTTCTCCTTGTCCTTGCGCTTAACTTTCAATAATTGGTTGGCAACTTTCAAGTTTTTAATTTCACGGATGTCAATAGCGTCTTCCAAAGAGATCTGATCGCGGCTCAACGCCATTTGAATGTTGGCCTCAAGTTGTTGCTTTTCTTCTTCGTCTGGTGAAACCTCGATGAAGATACCAAAGTCATGCAGGTAAAGGTCCTTGATACTGTCAAGAATCTGGATGTTATATTTACCAATTTGGTTTGCAAATTCTTCACGGAACTCAGCGTATTCTAAGATATCGGAGATACGGCAAGATAACGCCTCAGAAAGTTTACGTGTAACGAAGATACCACCGTCAAGAATATGACGAGTTGCAGTATTAGAATTGGCTGCTGCCAGCTTCTGTACGCCAACCAAAGCATCTGCGCTAGGCATAGACCCATCGCGAGCCTCGTTAAGGCCTGTAACGTCACGCAACATACCCATGTACTGGTTATATGCGGATATAAGGCTAGAGATTTTACCTTGTGCAGCACTATGGTTTAACTCCTGGATTGGAACACGTGCATTGTTGAACTCTCCGTCTTGTGTATAGCTACGACCAATTACACTACCAGTTTTGAAGTACATGCGTAACGCATCCTCTGGATTGTATGCAGCTCCGTTACCAAGGTCGACTTCGTTAAGACCATCGGCATCGATGAATACACCGTCTGGTACCATTTTGGTCAATACTTGTTGAAGCTTCAAGTGCGTCATCTGAATCAAGTCAGCAAACGCTGTCATGCGGCGACCTAAAGACTCAATGGCTCCCTTGTACATACGAGGGGCAACCATCACATAGTTTGAGTACGCATACTGAGACGCTGACTTGGGACGTGCCATGTTTTTAGACAATTCCCACTTGATCAGCTTGTTTGAACCAAGAATCAAGATACCCTCGTACCAAACGTCAATACGCTTCTCGATACGTTCAAACCTTTCCTCTTGTTCGGCGGGTGGATTAAAACTTTCGTCCTTACGGATGATACGCTCTCCACCACTTTCCAAGAACTTCTTCTTGTATACAAATGTTTTGTCGGTCTTGTAGTTGAAGTATAACAGGGTTACTACGTCCTTGTCGAAAAGGTCGTTCCTGTATGTACGCATGATACCATAGTAGTCCCACCAAGCAGATCCAAGCTGTGACGCTTCTTCTAGTTCTGCCTTTGTGATGTCAGGCTTAATCTTTATAAGCTCAGTGATCGGTACCTGCTTTACTTCGCCCCAGTAGAATACGTCGTCGAAATAGGGTGACTCGGTGTAACTGTATACCAAGTTGGCGGGGTCGACATAGTCAACCTTAACTCCGGCTCCAGGTAAAAATGAGTGTTTAACACCACCGATACCCAATGTGGCAAGGTCGTAGTCGACGCGTTTTTTAGTGTCTGCATATCCGTTCTGTTCAAGTAAAGTATTAATTGCTTGCTCTTCTGCAATCTCAATGCTTGGCTTATACTTCAACTGCATGTAAAGCTGCAGCTCCTCATCGTTTGATGGAAGCTCTTCTACGTTAGTGTTGAACGCATCTACGCCAAACTGCTCTTTTGTTTGAAGCAAGAAATCTTTAGCGACCATGTCGCCTTCGATCATGTCTTGGAACTGGTTACGCTTCTCTGCCGCTAGTGCATCTTGCGCTACGGCCTTTACTGAGAAGTTTCTGTCTGCCATACCATTAACAACAATGTCAATGAATTTTGGCATGATAGGTACCGGTGTCCAAGAAAGGTTTAAATACGACAAGTCTCCATCGAATGACAGCTCTTTTTTGTACTTCTCAACCGACTGCTCTCCACGTGCATACAGGCGCAAACGGTGGAACTCCACCCACTGGTTGTAAAACCTGCACGAGCCCGCATCTTTTCGGAACCACTCAGACTGCACCGCTAGTCCTACCTGTAAGCCAAATTCTTTAGACGCCTTCTCAGCGTCTGTGGCCAACTGGCTGGGGAATGTAGTTGCGTTGATTATTATTTTTGGATCTGTCATTATTTTCTTAACTCGCTGTGAAAGCCTTTGTTATCGTATTGTGCAAATTTAAGGGTTATTTTTGACTTCTTTACCTCTGGTACATAAAGATGTCGCTGTGTTGCCATAATGGCAAGACCAGAGCTAATAGATGCGTCATGCTTTGTACGATTGTTGATATCAAATCTAGCCCAGTCCTCAAGAGTTCTAGTAAAAGGCATTGTACCCATCTCATCCGTAGGCCTGTAAGTTCCCTCCAAGTCAATGCCAACGTGCTGCTCGATGTATGTTTCGATCGCAGCTGCGTGTGCCTGCTTTACGTCCTCTGATGAGTTCGGTATACCGCCTAGCTCAATCTCTGTTTTTGACAGTTTTGCTAGTGGCTTGTCTGGTCTGTTCATTGCAAATGCACGATATCCCCTGTTCTTGAAATGGTATAAAAGGCGTGGCTTATTGTTCTCCACAAGAATAGGCATTCCATAAAAGAAGCAGGCCATTAGTACGTCCTCAAAGAATATCTCAGCTGTCTGTGGACGTGCGATGTATTCAAGGAAGAACTCGTTAACAGGTCCCTCGTCCATGTGGAACTTGGTTAGCCCGTGAAGTGATCCGTTAGAACCGCCACCACCAACGGCACCAGATATATCATACGGGTCACAACCAAAGCAGCCCATGTGTTCATTACCTGGCTTGAATCGTCCATTTACTCTAATGACCTTGTTGCGCTTGTTGTGCTCTGGAATCCAAGACACCAAGAATCTCCCGTTTCTTTCTGGAGTCCATACCACCTCAGAGTCTTTAACACCGTCCTTCCAGTGAAACGATCCGCGTGTAATGGACTGAATCTGCACCATCGTGTCGTTGTAGTCTATCTGCTGGTAGATCTTTGTCAGGTTGAACAATGATGACTTGCTCTCGTCACGGAATGCGTGCGACTCAGTGCGTGGGAACTGACGATAGAATTCGTTCAGTGCGTCTGCATCGCTCTTCAAAGCTGCGACTTCATTCTCCCAGTACTCAACAACTCCTTGAGTGATCCAGCTCCCGTCAATGCTTCTTACAGGCTTCTCTGGCCTTTCAAGAACTGGCCATCCATGCTCGTCGATAAAACCTTCAAAGTTCCACTCCATTGGAATGAACAGCGAGTATAGTCCGCTCTTGGTCTGCCCGTTACTGCTTCGCTTTCTTGGGTCTGAATCATAATAAATGTCCTTGAATCCGTTACCACCCTTTTCGAGTGCGTTAGACGTAGATCCCATCATACACTTTCCGATGATCCGTGAACCAAGACGCAAACACGTTTTAGTTACACGCCAGTTATTTTCAATGTTATTTGGTGCAAGCCACTTACCAGATTCGTCATGAACTAGCAGTTTTAGCTTCTCACCATCATAGCTGTTGTCAGCCGTGTTCTTCCAGTCAATAGACGTGTCAAGTCCCTCTATCTCTTCCTCGTTCTTGTCCATGTTCTTCCGCGTAATCTTAGACGCAGGAACACGGTAACCAAGTTCTGTCTTTGGCTTGTCCATACCATCTTGTACGGGCTTGAAGAAGAACGGGTAATTGTTCGAGATGGGGACAACCTTGTCAGTGAACATGATCTTGGCATCATTACCAGTCTTTGACAGGATACCAAGACGTGCATTCTTATTAATGGTTGCTGTATTTACAAGTTCAGAAGAACTCATAAACGAGAATCCAGAACGACGGTTCTTTAAGTAGCACATGCCAAAGCACCTAGGGTCTGCCTTACAAGCTTCCCAGAATATGAAGAATATGCGGTTTGATTCACGAAACTCTGGAAGACCAATGTCGATCTTTGTCCATTGTAAATACATGTAATGAGTCCCGGTGATATACGTCTTCTGCTTTTTATTCATGAACCAGAAACCGTTCTCTCTTCGGTCAAACTCAGTCTCGATGTAGTCGATCCACTTTGTTTTGAACTCGTTGTCGTACTTGTTCCAGTCAAATATGGTTTTGATCTTTGCTAGCTCCTTGGGATACTCTTGTGGTTGCCACTTAGCGCCACGGTCCTGTATGTCCTTCGGCATTGGAAGTGCAATGCGAAGTCCGTTGACCTCGTAGATTGGACCAATAGTTCCGTCCTTTGATATAACAACAAAGTCATGCGTTGGGTCCCACCCATATTCCCAAGACTTGTTCTTGTTCTTTTTCTCTAAGACGTCTTTCTTTACTACGTCCTTGAGAACTTGGTACAGCTTTGTCATTTAGAAAACCTTTCTGCGAACCCCTTCTTAGTCTCAACAGTGTCTGGCGTCTTCTTTGCCTCTGGAGCGTCTAGCATGTTCTTTTCCTCCTGTATTCTCTTGAGAATGTCAAACGCGTCCATAATAGCAAGCTTCTTCGTTGCCGCTGCGTTCTTCAACTTATCAGCAGATAGATCTGTATCACTACCACCGTTAATGATCGGCTCCTTTGCCACGAGTATCAGCTCTATAATAGCCTTCTCTGCGGCGTCGATGATCTTCTCTTTGAACTCTCTCTCGGTTGTCATAACGCTACACAGATATTTTTACTGAGCATGCGGTAAAGTTTCTCTCCGTCTACCTTAAACTCATACTCACTCTCTGGCTGAAAACTTATTAGGTCTCCATCCTTGAGCCCTTTAGAGTAAAGGTACTCATTTCCGTACTTAAGAATTCCAAGCAATGGCTTCTCTAGGTCCGTAGACATCAGCAAACCCTCGTCATAGTTGTCGACAGGCTTTACCATGCAGTACGGGTGCGGTGCTTTCCACTGGCCGTCATGCTTATACAGGAAGTACTGGTCGTCCTCTATTAGAAAGGTTTTATCGCGAAAATGCGATGGTCCGTACACCTCTTTTCCACGCATGTCGAAGTACTTTCTAAACACGTTGTGGTGCACCATTAAGATGTCTCCTGGAACGATCTCCCCAGAGTACAGTATCGGAGTGGCGATGACCGTAGCGAACCTGTTCGTTACTGTGTGGTCCTCCTTCGATGAGCTAAGTATGAGCCCATTTTCATTTGTGTTGTCGTAAAGCTTGTCGCCAACAGGCTCTACCACAAAGCAGAGCGGTGATTTCATTTTATTTAAAAGTCTATGTCGTATTCAATCGACACAGGCATGTTGCTATTAAAAGACTTCCACAGCAACACGCCAGAGCCATTCTTAATCCAAATCTCAATAAATCCATTATCTCGCATGATGATCAAGTCGATGGTGTACTCACCACGCAGAACTTCCTGCCCATGAAGATAGTTCATGGCATTTTTGTAGTCTGCACCAACTGATATCTTGCGTATAATCATAATGCTGCCCAGCCAGTTGACTTGTACTGATACAAGCCCTCTGTAGCGTCTGTTTGGTATACTACCTGACCCAATGTAGCGGTCAAGGCCAATCGTTGAGCCTGAGTCACCTGTGGTGCTCCAGAGGTCCAAGCGTAATCAGCCACTGCATCTACTGTGGTATTTTTTGTCGCACCACCAGCTGGGGTGTCTGACATCAATAGCTTCTCGGTTCCCACCAAGGCTATATCGGTTGAATAGTTATTAATGTTAGGCATTTTTTATTTCTCCTGTGCTTAGGTCGATAGTCACGTCACCGTACTTCTCGAAAAGCTCTGACTGGAACTTGCTCAGTTCTTCAGCAGCTACTTCGATTTCAAACAGTGAGCTCTGTTTCTTAGTTTTTAGTCTTGACAAAGATACTTCAATGTCAGCAATGTCTTCTTTGAGGCTCTTAACTTTAAAGTTTAAGTCCTTCAAGTTTTCCAATTCGTTTAATTCTAGTGTATTCATTTCGTTACAAATCTAATGATAATTAATAAGAAAAGCAATATGCAAGCTGCCCAAAGTGCAGTTTGCACATCTGTCATTTTATCTTTAACAACTTTGGGTGGTAGTTGGAAAGGGATCTTTGTTGTGATACGAACGGTATCCGACTTACACTTAGTGTAAACTTTAATTACATTATCCTTGCGGATGACCTGTGTGTACACGAAGCTGTCTTCAACAGTTACCGTGTCATAACACGTTGTTACAAAACTGTCGTAAAGAACTCGTTCCTTTGTGGTGATCACGGTATCGTGAACCAACACGGTATCGCCACCCTTCAGCAGTGATGGGTCTTTTTTAATTGCACGATTTAAGTGCCAGTTAGCACTGCAAGATGCGAAAAGAAGGATGGCGATAGCGTACTTGATCATTACTTCTTTTTCTTCATTTTAGCATACATCATCTTTTCTTTGGCTTCAACTTTCTTTCCCTCTTTCTTTTCGTGCTTCATCTCTGCCTTCTTAGACGTGTACTTTTCCATTCCTCCGTATTCAGATACGGGTTTTTTAGTCATTTTTTTCATATTTTTTAGCTTCCTTTAATCCATTTTTTACTGGGAGACGCAGTTTTACTTGGACTCCACTTTACTTTATCGGCCCAATAAGCAGCAGACATTTTTCCCTTTGATATGTTCTTAGCATGGCGAGACTTAAAAGCCTCACGCTGCCCAGCTGTTTGGTTTGTTTTTACGCCTTGCTGTCCAAAACGAATCGTCTTAATCTTGTCGCCTTCTTTGGCAACAACGATGTGAGACTTCGCCGGATGTCCAGGCGTACGTTTTGGCTTGTTGAAGCCTTCTACGCCAGCTTTTAACAATCTACTATCCTTGGGCATTTCTATTACCGAATTTGTCGATAGACGTGAAACCTAAAGAAAGAATTGTAACCCACTCAACTGCAGCTACGAGCTCAGCACTAGGAGCAATCTCCTGTGGGCTCATTGAGTTGTGGGCCATTGTACCAAAAAGAATAAACGCTCCGATAATTCCAACAAAACGCTTGCTAGAATATTCACCGTTGTCACCCTTGAAAATCTCGAGTATTTTCTTCATGTCGCAAATTTAGTTAATAAATGCGATACAGGTTGAACATCTCTGTTTGTATCTGATTGATTGGGTTTGCAGTGTCCCACTGAGCTGTAACGTTTAGTGTATTAGCAACAGTTGTGTTGAACGTTGTGTTGTTCAAGTTAAAAAATCCCTCGCTCTCTGGTAGAGACGCAGAGTCTTTGTTATACAAGAACCTACCAGATGTAGCAATTGAAGCTACTCCAGCAGCTCCTATTGTTCTAACGGTAAAGTTTATAAACATCTCCCAATCTTTATTGGTAGCTGCAAACATTGTCATTGGCCCTGTGTCTGCAAGTGTATTTCCGTCAGCCACTACGTGTATTTCTAGTACTGCGTTGTTGACACTTGACATCTTTCCAGAGAAATAAGCAACAAATGAGTCACCAACTTGGAATCCATTTGCGGGGACTGTCGTTGACCCTACGCCTCCGTTAATTAGGGTTTGTGGTGTCGTGCCTGTAACTATCGTCGCAGGCGCTGTCTGTGCATATAGCCCACCACTGTGAAGCAATGACGTGTTTACAGACACGGTGACATTACCGGTTCCAGATGCAGGTGACACGGTAATGTATGTTCCAGCAATAATCTTGTCGACCTTCGGCTTACGAATAATCTTTAGGATATAGTCGATAGACTTTTGTAGATCCTGTAGATACTGGTCGAACTTTACTGGATACCTAAACATTATTTTTTAGTTGACTTACCGTTTGAGCCTTGTCTTGCCCTGTTCTTTGATTTGTTCTCAAGGACCATCTTGCCATCTTTTGTGTGGCTAAGGTCCATGGACTTGCGCTTGCCATATATGCCACGCTCGCGTGCCTCAGCGTTTAGCTCGGCCCTGTACGCCTTGCGTTTTGGGCTAGACTGGTAAGACTTCTCCTTTGAGTAGTCCCTGCCGGTAGCCTTGTTGCTTCCTGGTCTAGTGTTTTTGCCTGTAATCTTTGCCATCTAAGTACTCTCCTATAATATATGAAACGCCTATTGTGAAGGTAACGAACAACGTCCCAAACAAAAAGCCTTCCATCATTTTCTTTTTATGCTAGAGACGCGTGACCCCATCCCCACTCTTGACTTTTCGGCCTTCTTTGCCGCAAGCTTAGAACTGCTCAGCTCAGATTTTGTTACTGGCGTCTTTGAAGAGACACGCTTTGATGGGCGGCAGTACTCGTTCTTTCCGCCGGCACCGCAAGCTTTACCGCTCTTGGTGTCTACCCACTTTTCCGCTCCCCAACGCTTTAAGTCTGACCCGGCCTTTGTCTTCTTGACATTGCCAGATGCCTTCCTGCACTTAGCAATTGCCTGTGACGCCCTCGCTGACGGGAACACGTCGTACTGTGCCTTGACTTTGGTGTAGCAAGCGTCTTTCATCGTCCTTGTCCTTTGTATTTTTTAACGTAGTTCTTTGATGTTTTCAAAGAAGAGCTTTTCTTTTTAGATACAACTCCAGGGCGTTTGATCGCTGGCTTTGGCTTCCATTTGGCAGCCTCTTTGGTTGATTTTACTTTTGCTGCCATATGTATAATCTGAAATATTCAAAGTCCTCTTGACCTCCCTCCTCTACGTAGTTTAAGAACGCGTCGTATGCGGGGCCGGTCATTTTAATCTCATCGATTGCGGTGTCTATGCCATTTGCCACCATCTTTGCGGCGTACATTTCTTGCACCATCTCCATCTTCTCGACCATGGCTTTTGCCTTGACAACAGATTCCTTCAGTTGTGCCTTCTCTTTTTGCTTTTGTGCAACTAGCGCTGCACTTTTAACCTGTGCAACCTTCGTTACTTGAGAGGCTACTGAAATGTTGTTCTGCACGCGTCTAATCATTGCTTCTATGTCGTCAACCTGAGGCGTAGAAATAGCTCCCACAGGGAACGACACCTCTATCGCAAACAAGAACGCAAATAAAGCGATTAGAACGTATTTCATATCTTTTTCATGGTATTTATAATCCGAAGCTCAGTTATTGCAGCAGAGAGCGCAGAATCGCTTCTCTTGAGTGCGTACGCCATCTTGTCAATCTTAATCTCCATGGCGTCGATCTTTTTGTTGGCCTTGTCGATCTGCTCGGTGTATCCTGAGCGAAGGTCGATGTAGAGGTACCCAACGACGAGTAGCATGCAGAACGCTACAGCTGCGACTGGGTTGGACTTAAACTCTTCAAAGCTAACTGGTAGTTTCATTTCTTAACAATTCCTTTCACGTAATATATAGAAGCAAGAATACCTGATACAATTCCTATAATCCCAACAACCATAGAGATTATTGGTTGCCATGCAGTTGCGAATGATGCGACGGCTGCTACGCCTGTAATTGTTGTAAGTGTGTTAGCTGCGGAGTCCGTTTGCTGTATCATTTTTCAATAACTGGGATTACGCAATAAGGTGAATCAGGGAATTTTTCACAGTAAGCCTTCATGTACAAAGACTCACATCCTTGGAATGTATGTACGCCAGACGCAGGCCACACTTCGTACTTAGAGAATTCTGCGGGTGGTTCTGCATAAAACAAAATGTCGACCGCCCATTTCTCGCTCAAAACTGCGGGGGTAATTGGCAAAAATCCCAACTCTACAACGGCACAATCTTTCCAACTTGTGACGGGTTCGCCTTCGGGGTTGGTTGTGGTTTGTTCTATTAACTTGCGAAGCGTTGCCCATTCGGTTTGGGTGCATTCATATTTGCGAAAAGTCTTTGTCATTGCTTAAATTGTTGTGAGTGAGGCAAGTTCTGAATTTGTTAGGCGGGTTGGGAAGTGTGTGTATTGATTAAATACAAATTCGCACATTTCAGTTCCATTGAACTGACCAATTTGCAAATCTACATTGTTGTTTGGCGTTCCGCTTGACGCAGTTGCCACGCTTACCCCATTAATATACAAAGCAAAATCATTCGGTGCAAAAACTAATGCAACTTTGTAGCGTGTGTTTGGTTGCAATGCGGTATTGTAAAATAAACTTCCCCAACTTGCATTGGTCGTAATTTTATTTGCCCCATCTAAATACAAATAACTTTGACTACCTCCAGAAGTAACATAATAGCAAAATTGCTTGTAATTTGCTGAACTTAAAATGGGGTTTGTTGTAATGTCAAAAAACACCGTTCCACTTGTTCCGCCAATCAATGCACCAATTCCATTTTTTGTGCATATATCCGCAACCCTTGTGGCACTTGC